TCATAACAGAAGACTGTATAAGGCTGCAGGTTAACTGAACGAGTAGCAAATGGTTGCTGACTGAAGATTCCCTCACTGTAATCCAACATCAACTGTGGACCTGCCTTTCTGTATCCATTAGCAGCTCTCACTATGGCAGTCTGTGATTTCTCAATCAGTTCAATCTGATCAGTGTAATGAGGAGACCTTAGATGAGTTGAGGTTGGGTCAACAGAACATCTATAATAAGCACTACCAGTTGCTCCATTTCCATGACCATCAAAGTTATCTACCACCATACCATTCTTGAAACGATCCAAACCAGTAACGGCGTCTCTTACTGACATGTTAAGAGCAGATTGTTCAAGGAGTGACAATGAAACCAATTCTTCTAGTCTACCGATTCTCCTTTCAAGAGAAACGATGTCCTTCATCTTATAACTCTTGTAATTAAACTTATCTGTTTTTATACCATTAATTTTGAAGGTATAAGGAGAAAGTTTAAAGTCATAAAGACGAATNCCCGTTGATAAATCNGGTGGTGCAATAGGTTCATCTGCACTTGCTCCTTCAATCAATGTAAGAGAACCATCTTTGCCCATGAACAGAGAATCAATCTTGCCCTGATAGAAAGCGATGTTACATTCGAAGTTAGATCCAACAACAGGAATACGAGGTGATGTACCATCTCCATCATTAGACAAGTTCCTAAAGTTAGTAGATCCAATTGCAGTTTTGTCTGCTGTTACACTAGGAAGATAAGATGGATTGGCTCCAGTGGTATTAACAATAGGTCTAAAGTCAACACAATCTCTTAATTGAATATAAAGATCAACTGTACTCTGACTGATGGGAATACCAGCAATTGGAGCATAGACAGGAATCTCGGCGTATGGAGTTCCTGCATCAGAAATATAAGAGTCAACACTGAAGAAGTCACCTGCTCCACTATGCTCATAATAATCAAAGATGATTGTGAGCTCACCTGTGGCAACAGGAGAACCTTCTTTCAAGTTCAGAGTAGAGATTCCATAGAAGTTATCTCTCTGTCCATTATCAAACACATAGTTGTCTCTGACACTAACATTGTTTGGTGCCATCGTCATTGATGTTACTGCAATAACATCTGCTTTTCCAAGACTAATAATAGGTTCAGTAGATTCTGATTCAGAAACTGTTAAAGCTGCGGTCTTATTAGTTTTAACTTTTGCCTTTGCATTTGTTACATAAACAGGAAGAATAATCTTAAGAGTACAGTCTCTTCTCAGTGGAGTGGTTCCTTCATCAAAGGTAAGTGTAATCTTTCTACCCTGATCTGTGGTGTTAGCACTATAAACTGTTAACTGCCTACCAATTTCAAGTCCAGTTCCATTATCAGTTTCTGTGACAGCGATGATAGTGTCTGCTGCACCTTGAATAAATTGCTCGTTAGCAAGGTTAGTTTCAAGAGTAACAGAACTAGCACCTGCTGATGCTGCTTGCATAAACTCCTGAAGAACATAATAGTTGATTCCAGTTGCATCAGGATCGCTTTGCAGAGAAGCAACAGTTTCTTGAGGAAGTTGGAATAGAAGATTGTTCTGTGGTTGACCTTTAGGTTTGATTCTAATTCTACTAACAACTGCACCAGTTACTTTGTTTTCAAGTGGAGTCGTGAGATAGACAACAGCTTTTACTCTGTTACTACCATAACCAACAGGTTCAGTAGAGAAGTAACACAAATGACTCTGCTGAAGTCCATTGTCGTCAGTAAATGTAACTAGATCTCCAAAGATCAGTTCAGTAGAAGGATTTCCACCAAAGTCATTACATACAATCTTGTTATCATATTGAGCACCACTAAAGAGTGATCTATTAGCAACACTAAAGATGTCAGTTTCTACATTGTTCTCAATTGCCATATCGGCAGAGAAGTTAGGAGTGTCTGTCAAGTCAGAGAAGAAAGACTTAGTCTTGGAGAAGGAGTTCTCAGTCTTACTTGGAATAGTTACTACAAATCCATCAGCAGTAGCCGATCCATCTGATGCAACTGCTACTAAGTTAACTCTGTTTCTCTGAAGAGAAGAACCTTCTGGATATGGGAAGTTCCTTATCTTATCTCTTCCTACTGGAGTAAACTTAATATTGTTGCTTGATACATTATGTACGAAATCAGTTGTAACCGCAAGAACTTTACTTGATCCTTGAGCAGATACTGTGATTGTAGTTACGGCACTCAGGTCTGCGATATTGGAACTCGTGAACTGGAAATCAATTGGATCTCCTTCTTTAGCAATCCTACCAATCTTTTTGCCTGCACTAATTGTCTGACTAACAAACTCACCTGATTCAAAATCACCAACGATGTTAGAAACAACCAGCATTCCTGGCTCGCTTCCTGTTTCTACTGTTCCAAGAGTTCCTGTTCTTTCTCCTCTAACAATGTTACCAACAGACCAGTTAGATGAATCAAGAGCTGTTCCAACATCATCAATAATAGCAAACTCACTAAAGAACTCACTCTTAATGATTCCCATGTCATATGTGGAATCATAACCAGCAACCGACATCTCTAGATTAGTTCCTTCTGCTACTCTAGACTCGATGATATTCTTTGGTTGAATATAACGAGGATAAATCACACCTGCAGGTGATGGATTCATCTTGATTGCAACAACAACGTTAGCACCACCGATCTGAGTGATTACAGTAGATGTTGGAGAACTGCCCTCATAACGAATTACTCTTGCATTACTTGCAACCTGAACAACAGCACCTCTGGTGCCTTTATAAACAATTCCACTTACACCAGCTTCATTAATATCACCGATGTCAGAATCAGTGAGAACATGATAAGTGATCGCTGGTGCATTTCCTACATTATAAGGTGTGTTGTCTGCATCAAGTGATTCACCAACATAACCATCAATAAAGTTTCTATAAAGAGTAACTCCATCAAATGCAATTGCGTTGACTGAACCTGTGATGTTAGCAAAGTCAGGAGCGTTATAAACGTTCGTTAACTTAATATCAAATGGTGTCGTGATTGAAACTAACGCATTTGATCTGAAACTTTGTGTTCTGGGCTTTCTTCCATACAGATACACAGGTAGTTGAGTTCCAACATGGAAACCCTGAACATATGCTTCACCTGGACTCAGTTTGACAACATAATAATTATCTGCTTCAGTAAAGGTAAGTTTTAATGTCTCGCCAGAACCAGGAACTGGAGGATATAAATCATTTTCATTCTTGTTGAATAGCCCATTAGTTTCTTCGCTATTCCAATATTCCATCAACTCAACTGGGAAGTCGGAGATAATGTAGTCTCCAGACTCATCGTTTGTTCTCTTAGCAAGAATGTCATACAACCATGCCCAGTTCTCTTGCTTAGATGGTTCCTTGACAATGTTACCCTGAAGTAGGGTTACGATTTGAATAAAATTAGTATTGATTGCCAGAGCAGTTGTCTTAGCCAGAACCAAGTTAATTTTTAACCTATCTGCACCAGGAGCAGCAAAGTTAGAAGATCCTTGAGAGTTATCTAAAAGAGCAGGATCTTCATTAGAAGTAATAAATTGTTCTGCAACATTAAATCCAACCTGATAGGAAGGAAGTGTTGTATACTTATCAAGAGTGATAGTCTGCTTATTATTTCTTACTGAAATTCCATCAATAAAATAACTACCTTCTTCTACTGTGAAGAGTGAACCCCTACCAACAGCAGGACATTCTTGAAGTTCTCCTAATATCTGAACAGCAAGCGGCTTACTAACACCACTCACACCTACCACCATGGTGTATCTGTTAGGCGTATTTGACTCTAGCGTCTCTCCTTCAATGAACTCGGAGTACTCACTGGTTGTACCTGAGCTTTCATAGTTGAGATAGAATGTAATATCATCTTCTGTCGTTTCTGGTGTGGCGTGATAAACAGTCGCCTTCACTCCAGAAACTGTACCTGTCAGTGTGTATCCAACAAACTCTTCCGCCGTCGAGCCCTGAGTGATGGATGACACTCGGATATAAGCAGAAATGGTATAAGCAAATTCACCAGGTACAACAGTATCTCCAGATTTGAAGAACTTAGACATGAATTGCTCAGTCTGGTTCTGCTGCATCATCTGCATATTTGTCAGTTCCCTCGCCTGAATAGGGAACCCAGCTTTAAACAGAATACTATAATAATCTGATAAAGGAGTATAATCTGCGTAATATGGAGCGACGTTTAAATTCTCTTGGAGAGGCATTTTAATTAACTATCCTTTTTTATTATTTAGAAGGCAATTACAAGACTAACTCTCTCTGATTGCTGTGGATCACGAGCAATAGGAGAGATGTTTGAAAGGTAGGTCATGTAACCAGTGTACTTTGTGAGATTGGGGTTTGCATAACCACCATCAAATGTCATGCCGGTCATTTCTCCATCAAAAGAATATGGAGTTCCGGATAATGTAGAAGTCTTACCAACTACATTGTTAGCACCAGAGAACCCGTACAACTGTCCATCAGTGTCTACATTGTCTGAGTTCTGAACATACCGAAGAACACCAAAAGATGCATTCCAAGAAATGACGGTTCCCTTTGCAATCTTAGGTACTCCATTTACTGTTACTTCCTGTTCAATGGATTCACCAATAATAAAAGATTCACCTGTTTTAATTCCAGTTAATCTAACTGCATAGCAGGCATTTAAAGAGGTTGGATTTGCACCCTGATAATCAAAATCTTGAAGAATACCAACCTGCC